TATTCTTATCTTTGATATCACCAAGTGAATGGAACCGAGAACACATCGGGTCATTCAAATATAACCACGACAATAAATGGATTAAGATATGATACTAACAATAATTTCAGATACTCACAACAAACACAAACACATTACAGGTGATTTGAAGGGTGGTGATTTGCTATTACACGCTGGCGATTTAAGTTCTATGGGCTACGAACACGAGATACGCGAGTTCGCAAAGTGGTATAATAATTTAAGTTACTATCACCATAAAGTGTTTATTGCTGGTAATCACGATTGGGGTTTTCAAAACAATGTCGATAAAGTCAAAAGTATCTTATCCGAATACGACACTATCAATTATCTACAAGATGATTGGATTATAGTTGGGGATAGTGATCCACACGATCCTAATGTAAAAACTGTGAAAATTTGGGGTAGCCCATGGCAACCTGAGTTCTATAATTGGGCATTTAATTTACCACGAAACGGTGAAGAGTTGAAAGCGGTATGGGATATGATACCTGAAGATATTGACATCTTGATAACTCACGGTCCGGCTTGGGGATTCTTGGATGATGTTGAAGGTCGTCGAAATGATCACTTAGGTTGTGAATTACTTGCAGAACGAATTAAACAAATTAAACCTAAGATCCATATCTGTGGACACATCCATACTGGTTACGGACACTACTACGATGGACATACACACTATTTCAATGCTGCCGTATTGAATGAACGATACAATTATGCTCATTTACCTTGGCACATTGATTGGAACCCAATAACAAATGAAATACAATTTTTATAATGGAGAAAGCACATTTTATTGAGAACAGAGTTTTCAGAGATAGACGAGGAACATTCAGTCCATTAGATCTTACCAAATTAGATAAAAATTGGTTACAGAGTAATATTAGTATAAACCCCCGTAAATACACACTTCGGGGGTTACACTTTCAAAAGAATGAATACGCTCAAGCCAAACTAATTAAAGTCATTTCAGGTAGGATATTGGACTTTGTTATTGATATGAGACCTGTGTCTGAAGACTACAATAAAGTATTTTTCTTTGATATGAATGAGGGTGATGAGGTATATGTACCAAGATATTTTGCTCACGGATTCATAACTACCGAAGAAAACTCGGTAGTTCAATATTTGGTCGATAATGATTATAGCCCTGAGAACGAAGGGGTTAAAGTTTGGACTGATTATCCTGAGATTGAAAGAAAAATGAAAGAGTTAGATCCGTTCTTTGGAAAAGAACTCGTGATCATACACGATAAAGATTTAGTGGAGAAATAAAAATTCACTGATATTTATTATTAAAAGTAATTATGGGACAATTTGATTTAAGTGAAAAACTAAAAGAAGAATTAAGAAAAAGAAATCTTTTAGAACAAGAAGAAGATCAAGACGAAGAAACGGAAGAAACTTCAGAAGGATCAGGACAAAATAATGATTTTGATGAAATGGTTTCAAGATTACTCCATTCACAAACACAAGTACACATATTCCATTTGGGTACGAAAGGGTCTGGATCCTACGCGGCTCACAAAGCACTTCAAGGATATTATGAAGGTATCGATGCGTTAGTTGATGGAGTTATAGAATCTTTTCAAGGTAAATACGGTTTAGTAACTAATTATGAAACCTACGATATGGATAAATTCGAATCAGTTAAAAAATGTATTTTATATTTTAACGACTTAAATAAAATGATTACCGATAAAAGAAAGTCAGTTAAAGATTCGTACATCCAAAATCAAATCGATACTATACAAGAACTTTTGTTCTCAACACTATATAAGTTGAAGTTTTTAAGTTAATCTAACAATTACATTTAACTTTATTAAAACAGTTCTTATTATTTAATAGTGATACAACCACAATTAAATAAGGAACTGTTTTTTTATTTAACAAGACACCATAAGGTGATCTTTCCACCTGACGACCTATACAATTCAAATTTTCCTTCATTGGTTATTGAGGATGACAGACCATTCCAAATAGACGGAAATAAGAAATATTTGAAAATGAAACTATTTGAGTTTGTTGAAAATAGAAATCCTGAATTAGTTAAAGGTGAGGAGAATATTGCAAATACTAATAAAACGATCAAATACTTTATAGAACAATCATCAAAAATTAAAAAAATATAATATGGCACATCCAATACTACATTCAAAAAGTTCCGCAAAAAAGTTCGGAGGAAAGTGGGAAGATTACATACATCTTCATAACTGGTTAGATGAGACCAAAGGGTGGTACGGTCATTCCTTACATAGAGCGTTTAGACACCACAGTGAGGGTATATTTGAGATGGAACAAAAGTTTGGATCTGAGTTCAAGAATAGTGACGGTAAAACTGTTTATACAAGATATGTGGGAGAACAACATGTTAAAGAAGATTGTGATGGTCATATCCCATCCGCATCTGATTGGATGAGGATTTTAATATCAGGTGAAAGACCAAGTTGGGTAATGCGAACTCAAAAGTTAGAGTTTGAAGATTAAACTATTTATTAATAAAAAGAATATGAAACTAACGCAACAACAAATAAAAGATTTGAAAAAAATGTCTTTGGTTTTGAATGCCTTGAATATGGAAGATAGTGTTTGTTATAATTATAAATGTTACGATTCAGAATGGGACACACTTGACGGACCAACATATAGAGGTAGAAACGTTAGTGGTGAATTATCTTTACCTGATTCCATATTAGATTTATTTTCCGAGATTAGAGATAATTTTGACACTAGTAATTTTTATGATGGATATTATGACAACGAAAATGGGTCATTAACATTTTGTATAGTAGCTGATAGAAACGGTATTGACGTAACCTATGACTATTATGAAATGAATACTGAAAATACTTCACTTGAAAAAACTTTTAAAGAACTTGCATCAATTTCCTTGCCTTGGAATATGAGAAATAGTGAACCAATAAATAAACTACTTGGAAACCCCGAATTTATTAACGAAATGTTTGAAAAATACGGTGATTTTTTACAAGTTAGATATGATGGAGGTGGAGATAGCGGTTGGCTTGAGGCTGAAATATATTCATCAAAAGACGAAGAGAGTTTGGATGGTAGAATGGAAGACCTTGTATATTTTCTGTTAGAAATTTTTCATGGGGGTTGGGAAGTAAATGAAGGGTCAAATGGTAGTGTTAGTTTCCACTTCAAAGAACAAAAAGTTGTAATACAACACAATATGAATTATCAGGAAGAACGTGAAGAAGATTATATGTTAATTGAATTCTAATATATTTATTGTAAATGGAAAAAATATTAAAAGAGGATATTAACAGGATTAAAGAATTGATTAAGAATGTAATCACGGAATCCGTATTAAATGAACAAGTTGAAAAGTATGACGCTTGCGATCAATTCAAGGACAATAATGAAAAATATCAACTTTGTAGAAGAATATCTTATTTACAAAAATGGTTATATACTGAAGATGGTTTAGGACTTCAAAAGATAATAGATGAAGCATTAAAATCGGTTAAATCACCATTTAGACCCGAACAAAAAAGAAAATTCAAAGAAGGTGCACAACTTTTATTTGAAATGAATAAAATATCAAAAGGGGCTCTTTATTATTTCATTAGGGATAGAATTGAGGGTGGAAGAATTGTTTTAATTAACAATCAATGGATACCTGTAAATAAATTGAATACGAATACTGCTGATTTAGCAGAATTGATAACCGACCTACTCTACAAATCACCTGACGCTAAACCTATTATCGATAAAATAATGGGTAATACTAAAGAAGGGTTACTTACGATCAAATCAGTTTTACCAAGACTATTAAATAAGTACTTTAAAGATCCATCAACACTTTTTGGTTATGTTAAGAACACAACTTATAGATCTGATGTGGGTGAAATGGCGGAGAACAAAGTTAAAAAAGAATTAGAGGATAAAGGATTTAACTTATTATATCAAGGTGGCGAAGGAGATTTAATTGATATGGTATATGGGACGGATTTAATTATGGAACATCCTGAATTTGGTAAGAAAACAATCCAAGTCAAATTAAATGAAAATGCTTGGGATAGAAGTAGGGATTACAAATACATTGACTGGGTCGTAATTGCAGAACCATTCAGAGTTTACGACAATAAAACAAAAGAAGAAATACAATTATGATGACACCAGGTCAAATATGGGTTAAAAGAAGATTGGAAGATATAATTGAATTGGTTGAGGAAGCCGCTGGTGATATTAGCACTGATGATTATCCAAATTTTGATTCTTGGATGATGGATGTTTTTGATAGTGCTTTGAATAGATTGAATGACGAAGATTATGATAACGAAACCGAATACTTGAATAAATATAGTTCTGTGTTATCAGCAATGGAAGATATGTTTGGGGAACAATTAAAACATTTTTATAAATCAGTACAACGAGAAATGGTTAGTGAGAACTTTGATCGTATTTTGGATTTATATCAGAAAGTTAAGAAAGGTGAAGAGTTGAGACCATCAGAAAAATCTATGATGAATGCCTTTAAAAAGTTTGTTGATAAAGGTGGAAATGCTGAAGATTTTGAATACAGTGATGAAGAAGATTATGACGTTGACGAAAGGGAAGGTGAAAGATTTAAATGGGAAAAATGGGGTAAACCGTTAGTTTTTACATTCTCAGAAGAAAATGAAGAAAATGGTGAGACAGAATACTTTGGTGAAATAACATTCAATGGAGATGAATTTTTAGGTGTTATATCAACAGATAAAAGAGGGTATCTAACCGATTACGACTTTTATAGTGTATTTGATGAGAACGTCAGATTACAAGATGTCCTTAACGAATATGGAATTGAGGCTGAAGTAATGAACTTCTTCGCCGAAGAAATAATACCTAATTTAAGAAGATGAAAATAATAATAACAGAATCACAAGAACTAAGTCTTAAATTAAGAAGACGAGGAATTGAACTTGAAAAACTTGACAATATAATTGAGTATCAAACTGAAATACAAGACCCTTGCACATTTGAGGATGCTTCGGACTACGCTGACTTTTGTATTGGACAAGGTATTAGTTTTTACTATTGTGATGAAGGGTATTGTAATGAAGACGATGATGATGAGGATAACGACATTAATAAAGGACCGTCCGAAGAAATGTGGGAGGTAAGAGAGGATGTTGAACTATATGCGGAGAATAAGTTCTATGACTATTTATACGGATTATACGAAGATTCAAATTGCGAAGAATGAAAATACTATTAACAGAAAAACAAGCCGATAGAATATTCAACGATAAAGTTGAATGTGAAAAATGTGAACACTCTTGGAATATTGAAAAGAGTGACAACCATCCTTATCTATGTCACGACTGCGGTTGGGATCAAAGAAAAAAAGAATACGATAAGAAGAACCTATTCAACTTTTGGAAGAACAAATTATCAAAAGAACCGATTGAGGAAAAATGGTCTGAAAAATACAAAAGATCAATCAATTGTAATAATCCAAAAGGGTTCAGTCAGAAGGCTCATTGTCAGGGAAAAAAGAAAAACAAATAGTTATTTTTTAGATAACTTATATAGATTTAGTTAAACACAAAAAATGAGTGATAGTTATGACTTTTGTATATTAATTACAACATATAACAGAGGAGACATGTTGTATGATTTAATTACTCAAATCGAAAAACAAAAAAATAACTCAAAAATCTTAATTGTCATTTTCGATGACGGTAGTGTACAAAATTATCAATTCGACAATCCAAATATTAAATATGTTAAATTCTTCCCTAATCAAGGTAAAAAGAAATATTGGAAAATAGTTAACGGAATATTCAATTATACTCGTAACATTAATGCTAGATACTTTATTCAATTACCTGATGATATACAATTAATAGATAATTTTTTTGGGGTTGTAGTAAATGAATACGAAAAAATCAAAGACCCAAGTAAAATATGTTTAAGTATTTTAAGTGATAGTAGGATTTTCAGATCTAATTGGACAAACTTTAATCCAATCGATATGGGTGATTATGTTAAAACCCAATGGAATGATATGTGTTACATATCAACAAAAGAATTCTTCAAAGAACTTAATTATAGTATTGATGAAGTACCAATGAGTAGGTGGGTTAAAAATCCAAACCTAAGTTCTGGGGTTGGTCAACAAATATCGTTAAAATTACACAATAAAAAAAAGTCAATGTATCATACTAAAAGATCTTTAGTTATTCATGGAACACATGAGTCAAAAATGAATTACCATGAAAGACATAATACACCAATTATAACATTATGAAAAAATACGTTATTAACCTCAAAAGAAGAACCGATAGGTTAGAACAAATTAAATTACCTTTTGATTTCGAAATTTTTGAGGCAACAGACGGTAAAGTTGAATTCAGTGATTATCCAGTAAAACAACAAGGATTTATGGGTTGTTGGGATAGCCATCAAAGATTATTTACAGAAGTTAAAAACAAAAATATAGACACTATAATGGTTCTTGAGGACGATATCGAAGTTTGTGAAGACTTCAATAACAAACTTGAAAAAGTAATGAGTGAATTACCTGAAGATTGGGACTTACTTTACTTAGGTGGTTGGAATAAAGGTGAAATTGAAAGATATTCAGAATCTTTAAATCGAGCAAAAAATGTTTTAACAACACATGCATTCATAGTTAGAAGTAAGTTTTATGATCTCATTTTAGAAAGTATTAACTCAAGAAAATGGAAAGTTGATATTTTAATAAGTGAGGCATTACCTAAAGGTAATTGTTTTATATGTGACCCAACAATTGCATGGCAGAAAGAAGGGTTTAGTGATATTGAAAATAGAGTAACAAATAATATTCATTTAAAGTAAATGTGGAAAGAGTAAGTATAAATGTTTCATCTTATGGTAGGATAGATAGTTTGGAAAAAACTATTAGATCGATTTATAATCAGTGCGATGTAATTAATGTTGCGTTGAATGATAACCACAATACTATTCCTCTTTTTTTATATGATACTAAAATAAACTTATTCTTAACCGATAATTCATTAGGAGATGCATTCAAATTCATGAACTTAATGAATACCAACGAAGGTTATTATTTATCAATTGATGATGATCTTATATATCCGCCAAATTATGTAGAATATATAATTGGAAAATCTAAAGAATATGGTGATAAAAAAGTAATAACTTTACATGGTAGAAATTTCAGTAAATTCCCAGTCGGAAGTTATTATCGATCGGCAAGTGAAAGATATAATTGTTTAGGTAAAGTTAAAAACGACGTTAAAGTCCAATTTGGTGGGACAGGTGTTATGTGTACCCATTCAAGTTTATTAAAAATTCCTTTGAGTTATTTTAAAACTGCTAATATGGCGGACGTGTGGGTTGGTAAACATTGTATGGAAAATAATATTGAAATAATTTGTGTAAAACATGACGAAGGTTATATCGGATATACTCGACCAACTAATACCATTTATGACGATCATTCACGAAATGATAGAATACAAACATTAGTAACTAATTCAATATACGACAAAAGTATTAGTTTAGATTTTACAAAAACTGAAGTTGTCAACGAAAAAATTGACTCAATTAAAATAGAGGAAAAATCAATACCTATTAGATCAACAATAGAAAAATCAGTTAAGACAATTAATTATGATAAAGTGAATCAAATATTTAACAACACACCATCACATAGAGCGGTTAAACCAAAAACTATTACAGGAAACTCCACATTGAAAACAAATGCATCTATGATCAATAAATTAGTCTTAAATAAAAAAAAACGATGAGTTTATCAGTAATTATACCAACATTCGATTCGGTTGAATTTTTAAACGAGTTGATTTTATCAATACAAAATAACAAATATGAAAAAGAATTTGAGATTTTGTTTGGTATTGATAATTGTGAAAAAACTTTAGAATACATCAAAACTCAACAATTCCCTCAAAATTTTTTCTTCCACTATTTTACTGAAAACGGTGGACCATACATTATCAAAAATACATTATCTGAATTAGCGAAATACGATAAAATATTTTTCTTTGATTCTGACGATATAATGTTGGAGAATCTATTGGATGAGGTTGATAAAGGATTAGATAAATACGATTGTGTTAAACCCAAGTTCGTAAACTTCAAAGATTATAAAGGTAATAGAAATTTTAGTAATGATGGACCGATGTATGGTGAGGGTGTTTTTGGTATTAAAAAAGAAATATTCTTGAACATGAATGGGTTTGAAGGTTGGAAGGTTGCGGCTGACTCTGATTTTATGGGGAGGATATATAAGTTCAACAAGAAGATAAATTTAACATCGGATGTTTTATTTCATAGACGACTTCACAACAAAAGTCTAACCAGAAGAAAAGATACTGGATATGCATCACAGATGAGAGGTGATTACTTTAGGATAAGTAAAAACAAAAAAGGTGGAGTGGTGTTAGAAGAAATGAAAAAGGGTGACTACCAAGTTTTAGATATCACAACTAATACATTATCCCAATCAGTAATTCAAATTCAAACTGAAGAGACCAATTTGGAAAGAGAGTTAAAAGAAAAGAAACACAAATTATTGGAATCAATATTTAGTGATAGACCAAGAAACATCACCGAAAACAAACAACCAAAAACAATTAACTACGCCCAAGTTAATAAAACTACGAATCATCAAACTAGTTCGATCGTAAACAATGCTCTAAAGAAAGCGAAACTAGAAAATCTTAAAAGGAATTTTGGTAGATAGAGATATTTTATTATCTTTGTCTTATGAAGCATTACTACAAAACAGGTAGACCAATAATCGATGAAGATATCAAGTTTGTTAAAAGACTCTTGAAAAAAAAACCTGTTAAATTTGATGCGGTTTATTGACATCCTCAAGACGTAGAGTTAGAAATTACAAACATACGAAAATACCAACATAAATACGGTGAAAGTTTTGTTTACGAGGTTGACGTTAAAGTAATACCCAAAAGAGCCACATGGTACTACCACCAAAGCGCTAGGTCTAAAAATGATAGAATTAGAAGATACCATAATGAGAAATTATTAATAGAAGAATTGGAGTTCTTCAATATCTATGACGTGGCTATATCAAAGATTGAATATGTTTAGAGTTCTCATATATTTATTAATATGAAATTATTTTTAACAGAACATCAATACCAAAGGGTCCAATTACGATTAGTGTGTGAAGATAAGTTGAATGAGATGGTCTTTAAGTTATCCTTACTAACCGAAGACGGGAAAACAGAACCCGACATGGAATGGGATTTTACTGATGTTAAAAAAGATTTAGATCTATCAAAACTTTGGGTTAAAACAAAGGAAGATGCTAAAGAATACCTCTCAATTTTAAGAGAAAAAATTAAAGAATTACCAACAGATCTAAAAAAGAAAATCATTAGATATGTGATGTATTCATTTTTGGGGTTATTAAGTTTAAATCAAATCCAATCATCGTTAGAACCAACATTACAAAAAGCGGTAGAGACGGAAAAACAAGTGTTACCAAAAGTTGTTGAAGAACCAAGAATTAGACAATCCTCCGAAGATTTGATTGACCATTTAAAATGGGAAGAGGGATCAATAACACGTAAAGGAGAACCTGTTTTGACAGCGTATGATCTTGGTGACGGTGCGTATACTATTGGTTATGGTCATGCAATATTTAAAGGGGAGAATGAAGGTTATGACTTCCTACCTAAGTACAATAAAATTAGACCTGGCAGAACCAAAATAACTAAAGAACAAGCGGAGATATTACTTAAGGACGATATTAAAATTGCAGAAGGGATTGTAAATGAAATATTAAATGATTGGGAGGATCAAGGTATTAAACCTAAATTGACACAAGGAATGTATAACACAATGGTGTCAATGGCATATAACATGGGACGAGGTATTAGAACTAAAGATTTCATACAATCAATTAAAAGAGGTGATTTTAAATTAGCTAAAAAACAAATTGCTCAAACAAGTAGCGGACTATTCAAAAAGTTTCCTGGGTTACAAATAAGAAGGGCTAAAGAAGCACAAATGTTTGCGTAATGGATCAAGAAAAAATATTAAAATTATTCAAAAGGTTTGCGGGGGATGAAATTGATCTTTACGGGTTAAAATGTATTCCTGTTATAGTTGGGGAAAAAATTGTTAGTAAACACTTCAAACCTTCTTATCCTATTGGATTTAAAATAGAAAATCCAAATGATGTTTCTTATTATTGGGCGATAGTGGATGACGAACTTTTAGATATTTTAATGGAGTTTGAAGATTATGTTGGCATTAAATTAGATACTCATATATTATGGGGTGAACAACCAAAATTTTATCTTAACAAAAAGGTAGAAAATCAAATACAAAAAATTTTTGATTCAGTTGGAGAACTAAAATTCACAACAGGAACTCCGTTTGTTGGACACAAACGATGGGTTATCCAAATAGAATCTATAGGGTTAAAAACTAGACATTATGATGCAGAGTCGTATTATATTGACAATACCGTTGTCCCAATATCGGCCACAAAAGATGGTGAAAATGTTGATGTTAATGAGGCAATAAATACATATATT